ATAATCTTTTTTACAATTCTTGTATATAAAAGAGTGAAAAAGATTTAGATTTTTGACGAAGCGTAACGTATGAATATTGAGTCACGTAATAGGATTGGTATTATAAAGACGGGAAAGTTAAAAGGGAGTTTATGTTTAGTATTGTCTGAAAGTTGTTTTTTGACTAGCGACAATTTGAAGTGGTTTAGAATTTATGTAGATAATAAACTACTAAGAATGTATGAGAAAAATATACGTCTATTGTAAAAACAAACTACTTGACATATACTTACAAGACAAACATAAGGAGACTTGCATGTTTAAAAAAGAAGAATCATACGCATATATTTATTTGGCAATAACTTATTTTGTTGCGTTTACAATACCAAGTTTAATTAAATTATTTTAAAAAAGAAAGAAGAAAAAATGTCTGGTGGTTTTAACGAAGAAGTAGTAGTGTTAACAACAAATCCAAAAGATAAGGTTGTGAGTTTTTTAAACGATCTAAGAGAGTTATTAGATAAACATAATGCAAAACTCTACGCTACAGATTGTGAATTATTTATGAACGGATTAGGATATGTTGGAATGCTAGAAGACAATATAGAGACAACAGAAATATCAGAGGGTAATGAACTGCTATATACTTCTAGTGTAAAATCACAATAAAAGTTGCAAATACAAAAAAACCAGCGAAAAGCTGGCTTGTTAATGACTATAACTCTTGTATAGTTTTATTATCTGAATGATATTTTTTTAGATACATCTTTACCACACACAGGCATAGTAACAGTTAGGATTCCTTCGTTAAGTGAAGCGTAACTGTTGTCAGAGTCAATTGATTTTAATAAGTTTATTTTTTCATTTAAAACTGATTTGAAGTCCTTGTCAAATCTTTTGTTGTCACTCTTTACAATTAAACTTTTCTTGTCAAAAGTAATATCGATATTTTCTTTTGACATTCCAGGCGCAAGACACTTAAAAATGATATTGTTGTCTTCTTCGAAAATCTTGAAAGAACTTCTTTGATAGTTTGTACTTTCATATTTAGGTTTAGTATTATAAGTAGAAAAACTTAATTCTTGCATTAACGTATTTAAAAAATTATCTGGTGTCATATTGTTCTCCTTTCAGAACGTTGTATGTATAACTTAAACACCAAACTTAAATTTGTAACCCCCTTACTGAATATTTTTTTTATATACATTAATAAGTTGACTCAAAAGAACCATGTCTATTTTACCACCCCAACTTTCTACTAAACTTTTAAGTTCTACAAAAGACAGTTTGTTGTCTTCTATAATATCACATAACTCTGATTTATACGATCCAACGTCTTCAATTATCATTATTTTATTATTGCTTCCTACATCGAATATCTGACCATCTCCAGAAAAAGTAAAAATTATTTTAGACATTAGTTACCTCCTTATAAGATATAATAAGTAGGTTCAATTCTATGTTTAAATAGAGTGATTAATCGCTATCTTTTTCCTAATCATCAGAACTCTTCCTTTGTAAAGAAAATTTATTAAATCATCTTCAAAATCATACTTTTCATCGTTTTCGTAAAAAGCTAAATAATATCCTGTTTCTAATCTGTAGTTTTTTATGTTTTTATTAGGACAATAAATATTGTAACCTAAAACACAACTACTTCTATCAACATAGAACAGGAAATGTTTCATACTATGATTTTCTAGTATGAAGATCTGCTATTGATGATGCAACGAAAGACAAAGGTTTAACCTTAACATCAAAGCCGCAACCTGTTATATATCCTGATATCATATTTTTATACTTAGATGATAAGTGTCTAGAATCAGGATTGACGTCAGCGTGTATTTCTATGTTTGCTTTATCTATAACACTTTTGATTTCCATCGCTAAGTTTAAAGAGTCAGTAGTTTCTTTTAATAATCTTTTAGAAAGATCTAAATAAGAATCGTCTTTGAACTTGTCTCTTAAATAAAAATATCTTCTATCATAAAAGTCTTCGTTTAATACACAAATTGCTTTTGTAAAAACATAGTGATAACCTAACTTAACACTATCAGTGCCAATAATTATTTTATGATTATCTGATTTAGACACCTTTCTTAGTATATAAATAATCTCATTTAAATCAACAACTTCTTTGTTCCCAGTTCGCCATATAGTCATATTTAAACTCTTTTACGAAAAAACGCTTCACTGTTTAAGTATGCCAATATAATCACTGTTTACTGTTTTTGTAAAACTTTAAAGTTCCATTAAGCTTTCTACGATAATCAATGCTCGAAAGACCAGATGCAGCAACTTCTTCTGTCCATTCTTTATACATTTCATAACCAAGTTCAGTCAACTCTTCTTCAACAGGAGGATAAGAAATAGGATCGTAAAACCCGTCATCCGGCTTTCGCCAAGAACCTTTACTTTTTTCTCCTGTATTATATAACTTCATCGCTTTAGGCGTGCCATTTAACAAGTGAGAATCAAGTAAAACAGAAGGCTCTATAGAAATATCTATTTTGTTATTATTCTTGTCAACGATTTGACATAAACAATTGAAGTTTTTTCTACCCACTGTTTTAATAAATTTTAAAAAGACTTTCTCTTGTTTCTTAAAACATTTGACAATGTTAATTGCATCCTTACTTTTTATTTCTTTATTCTGGACTTTAGCTGTAATCGCATCTACAACATCATGAAAAGTCTTAGTATCAATATGATAATAAATCCACTTGTGCTTGACGCCATTAAACTTTTCTTTTATTTCGTCCTTCATAACAACTCCTGACTTAACATATAAAGACTAGTTTAGTTATCTGTTTTAATCATCTTTTTCCAGCTTGATCGATTTTACTTCAAAGCCATAGTTTTCTAACAGATATTCAATAACGTCTTCATCTTCAGCATCAGAATCTAGTTCGTCTTCTTTTAACTTTAAACTCTTAGGCAGAATAGCAATTTTCCGTGATTCTTCATAATTGCAATCTTCAAACTCTGTATCTGAAAAGTCCCATTTTATATTTTTTATTACTATCATTATTGCTCCTTAATTTCTTTTTATATATAAGAAGGAATTAAATATTAATTATTATTTTTTAATTCGTTGATCTGATGTTGTATATACCACTTAGCTTTTTCAAGATCTTCCATCATTTTTCCAGAATCTTTTTTGCCAGCTCGAGCAATATACTTTATTGCATTTCCTAGTTCAAAATTTAATTTCCAAGAGTTAATAACGTCTATAACCTCATGTCCAGAGTCCTTAAGATAATGATCAGGATGATCTACGTTTTTATTTTGTTTAAAACTTGTTGGTTTACATTGGCAAAGAATACCAGCTTTACAGGATGTACATCTTTTGCATTTAGTCATTTTTTACTCCAGTTTAACTAATTTTGAAATTTTAGGTTTTTTGTCATCCCAGTATCTGATACAAGGAATCTTATTTGGTGAGAATATTATATATTCTTTGTAGCTTGTTGATTTACCGATTGTTTTATTATTAACACCTATTATTATAGAAAAACTATCTATTTTTTTATTGTTATTTTTAACAATCTTAACTAAATCTCCAGCTTTAAATATTGTTTTCATCTATTAAAATGTCATCTATGGAAATTATTCCCAACATATCTAACTCATCTTTAGAAACTTCTTTTTCTATTTTTTCTTTAATATTAATATCATTTCTTAATAAGCCACTTTCAAGACCAAGATTATGTGGGACACCTTCTAGATTTTGTATAAACTTATCATTTACGTAATGATTATCTATATAAATCTTTATGTGTTTATCTAGTTTCGATCCCCATAGTCTAAGATGAAATTTAGTATACCCTTTAGATGAAGAACCAAATCTTATCCACGCAATACCAGAATTTTCAAACAAGTCTAACATATTAGAAGACAAACTAAACATTTCAGAATTAGTATCCGCAATCGTCATCTCAGTTGTTAATACTTCTTTTATTTTAACCCACACAGGATTGTCTTCATCAGCAGAAATTTTAGCCCAAGCTCTGCCTCTACCAGAAAATATAGACTTAATACTTGAATTATTAGTATGACTTATATTTAATGCACCATTAATTGCTTCGTTAAATATATCTCTTAAGATTGTTAGTTTAACTTTTTGATTGCTTTGTTCAAGTTCATTGATTGCACTAGAAACAGCAGGAAAAATTATTTTTCTAATTGATTGAATGTCCATTTTAATATTCCTTTTCCTTGTTTTTATTATTATAACACTACAATTTAAGAGTTACACTTTATTATCTTCTTTCCTTCATTATCTCATTAAACTCTTTTCTTGATTGTAATAGCTTTGATACCATTCTTGCATTAGGCTTTTCAATTAATTCTGAAGTTTTTCCCATTCTATAACCACCGTTAACTAGACAATGGAAACAAAACAACTCTTCCTTTATTCCTTCATCGAACCACACTTCTTTTACCTCACCGTGGCCATAGTTTTGATCTGGACCTTTTAATTGAACCCAAATCATATCTCCAACTTTTAGATATAGTTCACTTGTAGAGGGTGACATAATTACCAAACCAAATATCAAAAGTTTTAATTAACTGATCATAGTTACCCATCATCATCGTTTCCTTAATGTCATTTCTAATTTCTTTTGGTAATTTAATTTGTTTACCAAGATTATCAACTAGACCTAATAAGTAAAAAGCATTTCCACATTCACTGTTTAAGTCTATTTCAATCTTTTTGTTTTGTAATTTACTTCTACATTCTATCATATTATTACACGCCTAAGCTGCTCTCGTTTGACTTGCCAAAGTATTTATGTAATTGTCTTTCACTGACAGCGAACACCGTGCTGTCTTCGATTCTAGTTAGAAAACACTTTATTATTCTTTCACATCCGTCAACTTTTTGAACTTTAGAGTCTGTGAATATGAATCTCTCCATTTTCATGATTGGACTCTTTACACCTTTAATTCTCATACCAATCTTAGCAGGCATAAAATATCTTCCGTGATTTTCTGTTTTTACAACAGATCCTTCTCCAGTATTACCAATAAAGTAAACAGAGTCACCATTTCTTACTTCAACCCATTTGTTATACATAATTTCTCCTATTTAAATTGTAAGTAACTGAAGATCATAACAACTTCACACGCGATAAAAACAAAGAATACATCATATCTTTTTCTATTGTTATGATAAGAATGTAAGTAGCTAAATACTAATACGAATAATGTTATAAAAATTAAGTCAAACACTGATTATGAAAAGTCCTGATAAGACAACATTGTTTATGATAAAAAATAAAATAGCTTCGCTATCGTTCTTTACCAGACAAGAAAAAACAAACAACAAGAAAACAAGAATAATGTGCATTAAAAGTTTTCTTCGTATATATTATTAACTTTTAAGAACTCATACCACTCTTCTAATTCTCTGTCTGTAGGCTTTGTTAGTGATGCTTCTTTAATAACTCTAATTTCTTTTTCAATGTTAACTTCAAGTACTTCTTCACTATTTTCTTTCTTCGCAATAAACTTTCTTGGATATTCTGTTTTCTTAGCTTTTCTACCGACAGGATCTATTTCATACTGCAACTTGTAAGGTGTGTTACCTAACAAAGAAAAGTGTTGTGCAACTTCATCTTCAATTAAGACAGTAAAGTCAGGATGGTCTATCTTTGAACCTTTATATCTTACTTCAAACTTTATTAAGGGAGCGTTGGAAGAACCTTCAACTCTAGTAAATCTAATCCAGAAAAACCCTTCTCTGTCTGTGTGATTTGTGTATTCTGATACTTTATCTTTTGGTTGAGAATCAAGTAAATCTTGAATCTGTCTTGATCCTTCTTGATCCTTCATAACCTTGACCCAGGAGTTTCCTCTTCCTTTGTATCTTTCCTGGATTGTTTTTTTAAAAGAATTTTTCGACATATTGTTTTCTCCTTATGATATATTATAAATAAAAAGTTACCAATTTACACGTGTTAAGCACTTCTAGATTTGAACCACTGTGATACTTTGTAGATTGCTTTTTCAAACAGAATTTCCAAACCTAAAACAATTTTTAAAATAAAAGAGTGATCTCCGGCAACTACTAACATTCTTGTTGCAACACTTTTTTGAACCTTTGACATATCCCCAGTAGACATCATTATAACTTCTCCTTTATGTCCAATATAAAACAATATAGAGCTATGTTTTTTAATATTTGAAGTTATTTCTTTTGTTATGTTATCTATACTTTCAATGTCAAGCTTTTCTTCTTCTTTACTTTCCAATTTAAACCTCTTTATCTATGTCAACGAAAACAAGACGATTCCATTTAGGACCTAACTTTAAATGAACTATTCTAGCTTTGCTTTTTTTTATAAACAAAGAGAATTCTCTGAAAGACATTGTTTTGTTTTTCTTGTTAATACCTCTAACTTGAAAAAGTTTAAGCATCCTTTTTTTATCGTAATTGTTTAGATTAAGATTACGAATCTTATTAACAAATTGTATTATGTCGCTACCAGTCATTACAGTTCTTTCAAGTAAAGTGGATTATTATATATGCAAAGTTTTTGACAGAATTAAAGCTGTTTAAAGAAAACTACTAATCTTTACACTTCTAATATACATTGTTTTGAATTCTAGCTCAGGTATCATTACTTCATAATAATCTTTACCGTGAACAAGTTTTGCATGAGCAAAAACATTTTTATACATATCTTCTTTGTCATAGATATAGTCTATGATTATAGGAATCCAGCTTTTATCTTCCAAAACAATCTCTTTTTAGATTGGCATTAATTCTATCACACGAAAGCAGTCTATCAAAACATCTATCTTTTTCATATAACTTTTCTTTTAATCTGGACTTAGCTCTTACAATTTCTAACTTTAGATGCTCATTTTCTAAACATTCGTTTTGCAACTTTTTATTTTTTTCAACAATATTATTGTAGGCATAACTAGAAACACAGCTACTAGATGTAGTTAATAATAATAATAAAAGTATGTTTTTCAATATAAACCCCCTGGATCTGGTGAAGGATTGTGTGAAGGATACAAAATAGTGATCTCTTTTCTTTGAATGTCTGTAAACAGATGTTTTAATGGAATAGCTCTAAGATAATAATCGCCTATTGTAATATCACAAAAAGTTTGCGGCTGATAACTTTCAAAAGAAATGCTGACAACTGGTGTAAAATTAAAACGATTTGCAATATCTATTTTTTTTTGTGTGCCTTCTTCGTTAGCTAATGACTTAGCATAGCTCTGACCGTCAAAATATATTTTATTTAATTTTATCATTGTTTAATTTGCCTTTTTGTTTATTATATAATTTGAATTATATAATTACACATTGTAAAACTTGCTAAGCCTATTTTCTTTTGAATATTCGCTTCTACTTTTTCTCTTGCACTCCCATACATCAATTACATCTAAAACTTTGTTTTCATTTCTTTTTACAAGATAAAAATTAAATCCTGTTCTATTGATATAATGCGTTTCATAAACATCGAAAAAGTCAAGTATACTATTCGCAGTTTCATTTCCACCACTTATATCAATTGCGCGATGCGTAAAAAAGTCTTCAAACACTAATCTGATATTGTCATATTTATTAGGATTAAGAATATCAGACATTAAATTCCTCATAATATCAATAACATTATCCCCATCACCGATATCATAAAAAGTTAAATCTTTATGACTCAAATCTTCACCTATTCTTGGGTGAGTAATTCCTTGGAACATACTATATTTCATTTTTATCTTACCTCATATAATTCTGTTGTTAACACAGTTTTAATTGACTTTTCAAATATAACATCAATAACATCATAAAGAGTACCATCGATAGTATATTCAGCAAAGTCGTTATATCCTTCTAGCTCGTGCTCATCTTGTAAAGATAGCACTATAGATGTTGTTTGTTTGTTTCTTTCAAGCGAATAGTATTCATAATAGTAAAGATTATTCTTTTTTATCATGATTATCCCAATCAGCTTTACAGTCTACACACCAATTGTCGCAATCTATACAACCGTAGAATTCTTGAATTGATCTTTTGCATGCGTGAAAGTAAAAAGAAACAGTCTTTTTTTTACAAAAACAACACTTTGTCTTTTTAGATTCTACTTCTTTTGTTTTTTTTGTCATCTTTGCCTCCATATATGTTAAATATATTATCAAAGTCTGACAATTTTGTCAAATTAATATTTAAGATTTCTAAAATGTTTGACGTGATTATTAAACGCTTCTAGACTCTTGAATTTGTATTGTAAGCAAACAGACGTTTGAGGAAAAACTTTTGTTTGCAAAAAGTCACCTTCTGTTATTAATAAATCAACCCAGCTTTTGTCAACATAATACTCTTCACTTACTGATATGTCTCTTACATTAAAGTCATTTACATAACCAATAAAAAGACCAATTCCACAAGTAGCATTCCAAAAGTCATTCCAGTAAAGAAGATCACCTCTATTATAAATACTTTTTTCTAATTTCATTAGAAGCCCAATCAGTAGTTCCAATATTTTCTAGGTAAAATCCATATGACACAGGCACTTTTTTCATTATATTAGTTTCAAATCTTCCAACTAATATTGAAAGCTCGTCATCAGAAAGATCAATTTTCTCATGAACTCTTTTGATATAGCACTCAGATAGCTGGTTTAAGTTGCCCAAAGGAGAAAATTCTTCTCCCCAATTGTTTGCTGATATTTTGTATAAATAATCTCTAATAGAATTAGAAGTTTCTGTACTATTGTTAAGCTCTTTAAACTTGTGTCTATATAGATACTTTATTATTCTCTGTCCAAGTAAAGGTGAAATACACTTGTCTATGTTTAATAACTTCTGTTTATTTAAACGATCAGCACGATAATCCTTTAAAATCTTAAACTGATTATTTTCTTTGAATATTAAATACTTACAATTTGTAAAATCAAAGTTGTCTAGACATTCTTTGAAATTTTTGTATACAAACTGTAAAACCATCTGTACTTTTACAATACTATTTTTTTCTTTTGTTAAGTTAACTGCAAAAGGAGAAAGCCATGTGTAATTAAATACTTCGTTTTCATCGACAAATTGTCGAGCGTGATTTATATCTGACATAAAAATATCGATATCACCGTATTTGTTATGAAAATAGTCTTCAATTACTATTCTTGGATCTAGATTATTATGCTCTATCTCGCCAATGATTCTAGCAAATCCTCCTGCAATCCACATCTTATAGTCAAAAATATCTTTAATACCGTTAGCTGATAATGTATGTGACAGAGCATCTGAAATGTTTCGTGGTAAGACTTTTACTGTATAATTATTAATAACATATTCCTTTCAATAAAGTAAAACGTTGTGCTAACTGCTAACTTCTTAATAAAAAAGAATCACTTCCGCTGTTTTCTCTTTCGTAAACTTCTTTTTCAACTAAAACCCAATACTTTTCGCAGTCTATGTTCTTGAACATTTTATCTCTATTTCTATAATGGTCGATACCATTTAAGAACTTTACACATCCTAACGCTTTGACTTGATTACCCACTGCACCGATACAAACAGCGTATACATAATCTTCAAAGTTAAGACAGCCTTTAAGATAATTATTTTCTCTTAATAAATCTTTATAAGAATTCATATTAGTCTCACAATTTAAAGTGGTTGGTCTATAATATATTATAATTGGATTAATTCTTTTTTACACATAATGGTAGAGGCAGGATTTGAACCTGCGTACTCTTAAGAGAACGGGTTTACAGCCCGTCGCCTTTAACCACTCGGCCACTCTACCAAGATATTATCTTCCTAGAAATACTAGGAAAACAATATTACTTCTTTGAAACGAAAGAATATAAAGTTTCTGCTGTCTTTAAGACTTCTTCAACTGTATACGGAGAAATTGAATCTCTATCACCCTCAGGCTTTAAATACTCGTTTTCTCTTAGCACGTTGTTTTTTTCTTGAAGAATTCCAACTGCAAGTCCTAGCAAACTCTCTCTAATCTCGTAGCCGTTTTTGTTCGTATCTCCCATAATAAACTCCTTTCTATGTCTGTGTCTGTAATTGTTAAATTACGGGAAAGCTGAAGAAGGGATTTGAACCCTTAACTTTCTGATTTAAATCAGATACTCTGCCAATTGAGTTACATCAGCTTAATGTGTGTATCTATATTGTATCTAAACTTCTCCACACAGTTTAATTTTATTTTTAAATTCTTGCCAAACTTCTTTTGAAATACAAATCTCAACTTCACTTACACACCCTTCAATTGTTGACAACTTAACCTCTGTAGGCTGAAAGAACGTTATAAAGACTCCTTTGTCTTCTTCAAATATCTCTTTAAAAACGTAGAAGTCTTTTCCTACAACGACAGGATTTTTTGTACTCATATATTAATCTCTTTCTGTTTTTTATTATAATACAATAAAATAACATTATTTACATATAAGGTAAGCAAATGAGAATTAAACCTAATAGAATGTCTTGGGATGACGCAAACA